TGGTTGTGGTAGATGTTTATCAAATACAGTTAAAAGAGTAATGTTCGAATATGAAAAATACCAAGCAAATCATGAAGATTAAAGAAGTAACCATAGATGGCATTACATACGTAGTTAGATCCACTACTAATGCTGGTTTAAAGCGAGCGATCAGAGATTTTAAAAAATCAGTAAAGAAAAATACTAAAGACAACAAAGATGGCATTTAAACCAGGACAATCAGGAAATCCAGAAGGAAGAAAGAAAGGAAGCCAAAACAAATATACAAAGCAAACTAAAGAAGCATTCGGTATGTTACTTGAAGGTAACTTAGATAATCTATCAATCTGGTTATCACAAGTTGCATCAGAAGACCCGAAAGAGGCTCTGAAGATAATCATGTCACTATCAGAAAGGTTTGTTCCTAAATTATCACAGCAAGCACTAACAGATGCAGATGGTGAGAATCTATTAAAAGGAATTAAATTTGATTTTGGACCAACAATAGAAGATAGAGAGACTAAAGGACCATCAGGAAATATAGACTAAATGCAAGCAGAGGGTTTTAGACCAACACAAGCACAACAAGGATTCATAGATCTTTGCCTCAATACAGACGCTAAATACTATACACTAGTATCTAGTCGTCAGGCGGGGAAAACCATGCTTGGAATGAACATGCTCCTATACTTTGCTATTAATACACCAAAGAGTAAAGTAGCTTTTATCTCACCAACATATATGCAGGTTAGAAAGGTAATGGAAGAACTCCATAATGCTATAGCGATGGCAAAGATAACCAAGAAAGTAAACTATTCTACCTATGAAATCCACTTCTATAATGGTTCAGTAATCTATTTCCGTTCAGCAGATAACTATGATTCACTCAGGGGTTATACATTCGATTACATGATTGCAGACGAAGCCTCCTATCTAAAAGAACAAGGCTGGCGTGCCGCAATACAACCAACCGTATTAGTTAGAGGAAAGAAAGTAATCCTAATGTCAACACCACGTGGACAAGACTTCTTTTATGAAATGTATCAGTTAGGACAATCAGAAGATCACCCAAACCATCGATCATATAGAATGACATACAAAGGTAACCCCTTCGTAGACATGTCAGAAATAGAAGCAGCAAAGAAAACCCTACCACCAGCTATATTTAAAGCAGAGTATGAAGGAGAGTTTGTAGCAGGAGAATCAATGGTCTTTGAAAACTACACTAACTGTATGTTCGACCGCTACCCACAACCCAAAGGTAGAGTTTTTGCAGGCATTGACCTTGGTAAAGAATCAGATTATACAGTTGCTACCTTCATTGACGAAAGCGGCCAAGTAGTAGATATTTACAGAGACATCAAGAAAGATTGGACAATCATGATAGGAGAGATAATCAAGAGAGCAAAGAAATACAATGCA